GTTGAAGTGCCCGTGCTTGTTCTTGCAGTTGTCTGGTATCTTGATACGATTCAGGAGTCATCCCAAACAAACCGCCTACGATTGAATCTGTTGCCATGATTATTCCTTTAAACCGAGTAGTCAGAGCCTGCCATAAAAGCATTGCCTCTTGCTATGTTTGCGTTAGTTCCACCAAACAAGTTACCTAATCCCGTTGTGAACTCACGACTTTCAGCAAGGTTACCAATGGTTCTTGCAAATGGGTTCAATGCGTTGGCTGGTTGCATAGTTCTTGCCGCACCCATTCCGCCACCATATAAAAACTGGCCTGCCTGTGCGCCAGCAGTAGCCGCACGACCACCCAACTGTGCGCCAATATCCAAAGGTGCTTGACCCAAAGACTCAATGCCTTGAGTAGCCGCCAAGTACGCTTGGAATGGAGACAATGCACCAACTTGACCAGTTTGATATTGGTTAAGCAAGTTAGCACCCTGACCAAACAATCCTGTGCCAAAGGCAACTTGTTGCTGTCCAGCCTGTTGTGCTTGTGCCGCCAAAGCCGCATCTTGTTGTGCCATAGCGTTGTAGTAGGCTTCCATCTCAGGGGTTGTAGCACCCAATCCTTGCGCTCCACTAGGTCTAGCACCAGTAGCACCTACTGACAATCCACCACGACCTTGTTGAAACAATTGGTTTTGCAACTGAGACATCTGTCTCTCACGACTAGGAGCAAGCAAATCTTGTTGACTTGCCATGTATTGAGCGGCAACCTGTTCAGGAGTTTGCGCTAAATACTGCTGACCAAGGTTGAACAAACCAGTAGCCGCACCACTTAGAGGCGCATACTGTTGTCCTGCTTGTTCTGCTTGGGTTAAGCCACCACCAGCCAATCCCATCAAGCGATTTTGATAGGCTTGTAACTCAGGAGATACTGTGTAACTAGCACTTGAGAGTCGCCCAGATGGGTCAAATCCGAACTGAGATTGCCCAAATCGTGTGGTTACTCCAATTGGTCGGAAACGAGCCTCTTCTGCCGCCATCCTTGATGCTTCAAGTTGAGCATTAGCAGAAGCCTGTGCCGCATCAGATGCAGAACTTCCACCAAGTACTGAACCTAATAGCGAAAGCCCTCCGCCAATAATTGATGAATCCATTCCCATTATGTTCTCCTAACAAACATTTGTCTTGCTTTGCCGTCCATACCAACAAAATCTTTCAAATAATCAAACCCAAAAATTCTTACAAACTTCTCATGTTTTGCATCACCCACTTCATGTATTGCATAAATATCCTTTTTGTAGGACTTGAACAATTTGTCAAAATCAACTTTTAATTGTCTTTTAACGCTTTTGTTCCATCTCATGCAATCACAATGAATAAAAGTAAAGCCGCAATCTTCCTCAAAGTACACAACATAGTCATTTTTTACAACTACTGGTGTTTTCAATCATCAATTCCTTACGCTGTGCGTTTCCACATATAGACAGTTATGTATGGCTGATAGTTAGCATTTGTACCGCTAGAGCCTTCTGTTGAGTTAGCCACAGTAATTCCAGTAGTTGCTGTTCCTGTATTTTCTGTGCCACCACCAGTAGGAGCCGCCGCATTAACAAGTACGCCACCAACAGCAGGGCTAGAGTATGTATGGGCGTGACCTGCATCAGTAACAGTTGCTGTGTGAGTATGGCTTACAACAATAGCATTAGCACTACCACCAGTTTCCTCTGCCGCATCAAACAACGCATTACTAGAGTCAAAACCAACCATTACACGACCAGCACCAAATGCAGTCCATGTCCCAAAGCCAATCAATGTTGCTGGATTGGTTGAAACAATTGCTGTATATATTGCTCCAACTGGAAATAATGCCGCCATTGCCGCTTGAACAAAAGCAGTAGTTGCTATTGCGGTTGAACTATTGCCAAAACTCTGCGTAGTTGCAATAGTGCCAGTAGGCAATGTAGGCGTACCAGTAAAAGTAGGAGATGCAACATCTGCCTTAGTAGCAACAGCAATAGCAATGTTGTCGTACTCAGTATTTATCTCTGTACCCTTAACAATCTTTAATGGATCACCAGACGCAAGATTGTCTTTAGTAGCAAAGTTTGTTGATTTCACATAATTTGTCATTTCTTCCCCTTAACTTAATCTGCCACGTTTAGACTGAATTTCAATCTTCTGAATAGATAATTCATTGCCTGAAATATTAGTCTCATAACCAGTTTGCACAACCTTGCCAGAACCACTTGCGTTGACTTGTAAGTTCTGCAACGAAACACCATCTGAATACTCGTTAGTCACAGAAGGCTGTGCGTGTACTGCCGTATGCGTACCACTACCCGCTGTTGTTGTGTTGATTGCTGTACCACCAGAGGTCAAAGACAGATTACAAGTAGTTGTAGAGACATTAACGCAGTAATAGGTTGTTCCTGTACTTAGACCTGATGGCAAAGTTCCAGTAGTTGTCAAAGTTATTGGATTGTTCAACACAAATGAAGAGCCATCAACAGATGTGATAACCGCAGGGCTTGCATTGGTTATCGTCACAACCTGATTGTTTGGATTGTTGTATTCAGCAACCCCATACTCTGACGTTCCTTGTGTCGGAATAAAGGTTGTTGCGGCTAAGTAGTTAGTAGAGAAGTCAAATCCCCACTTCATTGTTACAAACTGGTTTGAGCCACCAATAGCAACAATAGACAATTTCTTCAATATAGAAGTAATCGCTTGATCGCCTAGATCAGCATGGTTTGTGTAGTACAAGAAACGATAACTGCTTGTATGGTCTAAATACGTCCCATACTTACCAATATATCCATTTTTGCCAATCAGCAAGTCACCATTCCTACGGGAAAGCAAAGCAGTTGGCTCAATAGAGTCCCATGTGGTTACTCTGAATGAGTTATCTTGCAACTGCAATCTTGTGTCAAAGCAGAACACTTGCTTAACCAATGGGAAAGTTATCAGGTAGAAAGCATCTTTTTCTGAGTAAACAGCCTTTAGATTGGCTAAAGTCTCACCAGCAATGGTGGACAACAGATCGTTGCGTACATTCTTAGACAAGTCTCCCAATGGGGCTGACTTCTCAATAATCGTTCTAGCAAACGAGCGTATGCCTGAGTTAGATAGGAAGAGAATGTCCTTACCCGTAGAAGCAATCGTATCCCTTGCTATACAACCAATACCACCAACTGTGTCACTCAAAGTCATGGTAGATGGCGTAGTTGCATTGGCATACACCAAGATTTGACGCTTGCCAAAGATGATTAGAAAGCCATTGTGAGCCGCTAATCCTGTGATCTCATCTGCCCCGTTAGGCCATACCCTGTCTACATTTAAAGAACCAGAAGTTCCAGTAGACCAAACATGACCAGTCAACAAGTCAGAGAAGTAAACAGTATTGTTTTGTGTTGGCACACCTGCCACCCACAAGCGACCATAAGCCGATATAGCGATGTTTCCATTCGGAACAGTAGCAACATATCCTGACTTCTCAGAAATACGTCTATACGTGGTTGCACTTACAGTAGGGTCAAAGATTAAAGGATCATGCCCTGCTTGGAAGAAATAGGTTATTGCATTTAAGGATGTGCAATGCCAGTTGTTTGCTGTGATGGTAGGGGCAGTACCGCCACCACCATAGGTCAACTCTGAAACAGCACTAGACCCATCCAACTTAAACAACTTGTTATTTCCAGAGAACAGCACAGTCAAAGTGCCATCAGCCTGAACTAACTCATGTATTACGCCAACATCATTTGCACCCAATGCGCCAGAAGATGCGTTAACCCTTGACCAACCTTTGCGTGACCCAATGCGTCCATATTGGTCAATCACACAATTGGTGGCGACTAAAGCAAACCCTTGATTCAAGTCCAAAGGCGAGTCTTGGGTGTTTAACCCGTAGAAGCCTGGTGCGCTTATGCTAGAGACTTGGATTGCTTGGCTCATGTCGCTACAAACTCCCCACGATCAGGATAACGTGTACCCTCCAAAGCAATATGGTCTGACAACATTGATTTGTATAGCGCATACGCCTCTGAGGAAGACAATCCACCATCTTCACCACGCTCCACCAATGCTCTTGCATAGGCGTTCTGAGCCACCAAAACATCAGGTACTTGCACCACAGTAGCGTCAGCAGACAAATTGGCTTGTGCTATGGCTAAAGAGAATTTAACTGTGTATACAGCATCGGGAACTGGATAGAGAGTTACTTTTGTATCGTAGTTGCCATCCACACCATTGAAAGCATAGTCAGTAGGTGCTGAAGTACCCACAGGTAAGAAGTTGATGTTGCGATTCATGGTGACAAAATCAATG